TGGACCTTTGCTACAGACTACACGGCGAGCAGTACCACCGTTCTTCGCATTACCAATAGCAACAAGCGTTTTGCTCACGCTAACACCGTTGGTGTGAACATTCGTAAAGGTGACAAACTGTACAAGCAGACGGGTACCGGCACTACCAACATCAAATATGTGGGTGAAGTAAGCGCAGTTGAATCCAACGAAATCACGGGAGCCGACACTGAAATCACCATCACCGCTAACAACGCCGTCGCCATTACCAGCGGTGACCGTGTACGAATTGGTGCAAACACGGTGATTGCTGAAGACTTTGATGCCGTTCTCAACCGCAGTTGGTTGTACCCCTACGCACAAGGTGGTCTGCGTAACGGGGACACGGTTTGGATGAACATGACCCTTAACAACCCACACGCAGTTGAGGGACTGTTCGCCAAGAGCCGTGGTGTGTTCAACGAGGGTGCCGTATGGAAAGGCTTCAACGGTGGGCAAGGAACGCTTGCTGACCGACCACGAGATTCAATCCCGCTTGAAAACTTCTTGATTGGGGATTCATGTCTTGAAACGGCTCAAAACTTTGCTCAGCATGTGAATAAGACCGTGGAGATGAACTACGAGGCCATGGGGTTGGATGCCAGTCAAGCCCCTACCGTAGCCTACATTGACCCATACTTGTCCACTGACGGCAACGCTCGTGTTCTGTTGTTTGATGTGGCTCATGACCGTGAGTTCATCGCCTTCCACGACCTTCACATGCAGGTACAATCCAGTGCCGCAACGCCCACGCTGGGCTACACCCGCAACATCCCTCACTCCACGGGCACCATCAAGTTGGACAAGCACCTTGTGAGTATCAACGGTGGTGCACCGCACTACCTCACGACTCAGTTGGATGTAGCCAACGGTTTCCCATCCGAAAACAAGTTCTTACGCTCAACACAACAGTCCAAGTTTATTGAGAGCGCATACGCTCACAACACGCCCAACATGGGTGGTCTTGCGTACACGCTCACCGACCCCGGTACACGAGGTGCTAATCCATTCGTGCGAGGAAAGGGTCATGGTCACTTTGTGCACACTGGGTATTTCCACGAAGAAACATCCAACACGCACACCGTTGGCGACAGCACACTTCCACGAGTTGAACCAGCAGTTGCATCGGTGTATTACGCTAACATCTCTCATTCCCTTTCCAAGATTGAGCAAGAGGGTGATTCTCTCATTAGGGCGTTGAAGCAGTATCGTGCTGACCAAGACCCCAACCTGTACAGTTTGAAGGATGCAAGCACCCTCTTTGATACACCCGATGGTACTCGTGTCATCTCCGCATTCCTTTGTTTGAAGGGCAAACGAAACACTTCACTTTCACTTGCAGACCATGAAGAGTCCCGCCTGCAACATCTCAAGCACTGGACGCAAATGGATTTCGTGCGCCGTATGACCCTTGATTTGGGCGAGGTTGGTGTCAAAGAAGGTGTAACGGACATTGAGGCGGCGGCACGAGAAATGGTACGCCTCATCAACCAAGGTGGTGCGCCCAACGGTCGCACACATGCCCGCCGCCCATCACAGCAATACCCCGGTGAAAGCGAGCGTCTTGACCTTACTCGCATCGGCGTGCGTCAAGATGTGGCTGATGAGAACAAAGACCCTACTTCGGCGCACATCAACGCTGACTTTGCCGCCACCGGCTCCACCTACGACCCAGCACCGTTTTGGTACGGTGACATCGCCTTTGACACCCACGACCGTGGTTCACACATGGGGTATGTACGGGCGCACTTGGGACGAGTGGTTGAGGACATCAACGGTAACGAAGGATTCAGTATCGTCATTCACTCCACCATTCCCGGTGCTTCGGGTCGTAACTTCTGCGTTTGGCTTGACAATAGCAAGGGACAATCTCCCTACCAACCACAATTCCTCATCGGTCATGGTGGCCGCTTCCGTAACTTTTGGGCACAGCCCGACGAAATACTGGGTGAAAACATGCACCCTGCGCCCATGCCTCTCAACAAGGATGGCCGTCCGTTTGCACCCGTCACTACTTTGCGTGAGTTTGTCACTCAAGAAGAGCCGAATGAGCCGTTCACCAGTAATCATGATACCGCCGCTCGTCGGGACAAGACAAGCAACCCGAATGGACGCAACCTTTCGGCGCACCTTGGTGGTATTTCTCATAACAGTGTGAATGACGAGTCGTTTGAAACACAAAGCCCCTCCACTTCGTTGGTCAAGGGCCTTCGTGTTGGTAAGCGGGCTGTTGCGCGTATCAACTTCGGTGGCCTCGTTGAAAGTGGTGTACCCGGTTTTTCACCTATTGCCGGTAAGTACGGTCTTGGTCGTAACGGTGATACCACATTCAACAAGCAATACAACGAAACCATTCGGTACGGTGATACTTCTCCTACGACTAACAATGCTTATTCGGCCCACATCAATCAAAACGACATTGGGGATGACAAAATTGGTGATACCCCATTGTACGGGTTCCGTTTTACCGACCACCGTGGTACAGGTTACGGTGTCCGTTTCATTTACCGTGAAATGGATATGGCGTATGCGAATGACCTCACCAAAATTCCATCATCAATTGATGAAGAAGTGTGTGTATTTTTCAGTGACAAAGATGTAGCACAAGGTGGCTTTACTATTGGAAACCACATGTTGGGTGCGGGAGATACCACTGGTCGCAAAATTCCACAAGCAGGTATGACTGAACCCCTATGGCGTGGTAATGAGTGGCGAGGCATGTACGCTCCAAGCATCGGTGTCAATTCGCAAATTAAGTGGGACAGCGGCGATGATACGATTACAATTCAACTTGAAGAACCATTTGACACGGCGACCACCTCCATGGAGAATCACAATGACATACTCGGTTATCTTGGATTTCCCAAAGAACGAGGTGTTATGCAAATTACTGACCCGTTTTATGATGCGGGATTAACCGTGAAGGGTTCACTGGGTAACTTGATTTCATACGAAAGTCGCACTCAAAACGACGCTACTGGCACCCATGTGTTTTACGGTGTAAAAGGTGCATCGTTCGCAATTTCTCACTACTTGAGTGCATTCGGTGGAGCGGCTACAGCGGCAACCACCGAGGTTCTTCCTGCATCTTCTAACAACATTATCCGTGGTCTTATTTCCCCCCGAATCAATATGACCACATTAGTGACTGATGAATTGATGGCCGCAGTTACCGCCGCCGCCATCAATTTGGAAAATCCGAACACCATTGAAGGTGTTTCCTTCAATTGTCGGGACATGTATGCTCCCGATGGTCGCACTTACGGAGAGTGGGGTGTTTCGGAAGACGCAATCAAGATTCGTGCACATTCACCCGAAAGGAATGCACGGCCATTGTCAAAGATGTTCACTGCGAGTCTGTATCGTGATTTGGGCATAGCCGCTCCGCATTTGGAATACGGGGAGTACCAAAGCCTCACGAAGACCGCTACTGGGGAGTGGAGCGTCAATAACGGTAGTGTTGCTGTAAACAGCCCGTATTCGGACAGCGACATTGAAGATAATCACAAGCACTTGCCTTGCGGCTACATTCCCTTGACCGTCTTACAAATTCAAACCAAAGCCCGTGGGTATCACACTAACACACCAACGCCAGTTCTTGTGGATTCCTATAATGACCCTGTACCTACCACTCGTTGGCAAAACAACCTCAAGGGTGTTCGCTTCACGGGTAAAAGCGGTGACCACATCACTCCTGCTCTTGATAACAACACTGTGATTTACACCAAATGGACAGGTTCTCTTTTTGAATTGGCTAACTCAGTCGCCGCTCTCATGATTCCTGCGGGTACTGAAGATTCCACTTTTACTATCAGTGGTACGAACAGGAATAGGCTTGTTTCGTTTGGTGATAAGAAGGTCATTTATCACGGTACGCTCAAACAGGCTAACGGGACGCCTCAGCAAAAACCTTCAGCATCTTTCCCACTTAGAGAATTAAAAATCTTTACGGAAGAGGCTAATGAAGCATGGAAGAGTGAGTATTCAGCAGGTTCCAGTTTGACGAAAAACGGCTTGTTAGCCACACACAACGACGGTACATGGAGCGGTGTGCGTCTGTATGGTAGCGTTGAAAGTGAGCCAATCACTTACTTCAAGGGCGGTCATGACAGCAAGGACCACAGCGTACCGTTGTACTTCGGTGGTGGCTTCAGCGGGGTGGTGCTGGATGTCAACGATGGCTCGCAAAACGATTACTCGTCATTCTATACCCATCCTTACTCCACTGGCCCTACTGGTACCGCAGGCATCCAAAACGCCAATGAAATCAGCACGGCATACGCACTGGTGGACTGTAACGCCCTGCTTGCGTTCTTCCCCGGTACACCCCTGCTTGACCAGCACCGTGGTAGCATCAACCCACCAGCGTACAACCAAGACAGCCTGTTGTCGCCCGACATTGATGCTGGAACGCTTGGAACCCTTGACGCCCTCCCCGACCATGTAAAGGACCGCTACAGTGCAGGTATCGTGCGTCAACGACCTGTACCGTTGGTCATGCGTATGCCGCACCAAACGGCACGCTACACAGACCATAAGACCAGCACGCCTTACTTTACCACCTACCTCATTTACGGCCCCGGACAAGCCTTCCCCTTCAACGAAACCAGCACCGGCACGCTGGGGGCGAAGGAGCCTCACCCCGGCTATGTCGTTACGACGGGCAACACTTGGAGCAAGGTTCCTCTTAGCGCGAATCTCCCCAATGAGATTACCAACAATGACGGTGATTACGGACCACCCGATAGCGATTACCAGTCCCGTCGCCAGCGATTCCACTGGAACACGACGCTCAACTGGTCGCCAGCACAAGGCATACCGAATGTTGGTGCCGACAGCGGTACGACCTACGGTATGGGCCAGCGTCCCGAACACGGCTTCCACTACGGTGACCACTTCGGTAATCGTAACATCACGGTCAACAGTAACAATGAACCGGACTTCGCTAAGGCTCACCCATACCAGCACTGCGCTATCGGCTACTACGGTATTGCGATGAGTGCCGACTTGACCTTCCACATGGACGGCGGCTACCACCCCGGTGGTTCGTGGCTTGACAACCAAATGGCCTTCAATCCACCCATGGAGAAGGGTGACTTCCAACTGAGCAAGATTAGCGGTAACCTCGTTCATCCCACGGCTTTCCGTGTGTCGGGTGTTATGGCCACCAATGTGTTGGATGGTTTGCTTACTGAAGGGTCAAGTGATTTTGACCGTGAAATCATCGTGGTGGACGGTACCCGTTGTCAAAACGGTGAGGAACTGGCGACTATCATCGGCCAAGCCATCAACGAGAATCCCGGTAGGGGTGCTCTCAAAGCCATGGGTGGCACCTTCCTGCCCAGCATGGGTAACGCTCAGCGACAGGACCGCTACGGATGGGTGGAGTTGGACTTTGACGCATACTACAACACGAGCACCAGTGATTTGAGCACTAACTCAACCAGTCCTGTTTTCGTGGAAGCCAACATCGGTAGCGGTGACAAGCAGGATGAATTGGAGCAGTTGCCTGCATCGGGCTGGATTCGCACTGACGGCGGGCGTACTCCAAGTGGCAGTGGTGGGGGTGCTTTTGCTCCATATCACTCTCGTGAAGTGTACTTAAGTGGTAGCACATGGACAGTGCGATTTTGGCTTGCGCCGAACAAAATTAGTGGACAAACGGCTCTTGAAGATACTCAAACATGGGAGGATTATACCCTCGGTAACACGCTTACCGGACCCGATGTTTTGTCGGCTGACAAGGTGTATGTTTGGAGCAAGTCGGGCGTGCACTACTACAACAATGAAAACGCCAGTACCCGTGACCACATGACCCGTGTTCACTTCAGCGGGCTGGTGGATGCTCTTGACCGCACTCGCCCTGTGGGTGCCGTAGGGTGGGCTGGTGAGCGATACTCGTACCTCAACTCCCTCAAGGTAGGTACAGAAGGTTACGGTGCTGGTTTGGGTGCGTGGCATCCAATGTTGGGCTTCTCGCCTTACGGTAAGGCGTCCAGCGTGTTGAGCACCTTCAGCCACCTACCCCACTTCAACCCGCTCAAGTACGGCCCCGAAGCCAGTGGACCAGTAAACGGATTTGCAAACGATATGAGCATTCTCACTACGCCATACACATGGCAGTATGACGACTACAAACCAACCTCACCTTCCAATTATGTCTATCAAGGGTCCGATACCTCGTCATTTGGTGTCAAGCCTTTGCACATCACCGACCCTAACGATGTACCTCGCACGCTCCATCACACGCAAGGCTTGTTCAGCAAAGCATTCCTTGTGATTTCGTATGAAGGTGAATTGTCGCTGGTTGCTAAGCACGACCGTGACGGCATCACGGCTACGGGTGATTGGCTTGCGGTCGTCAACAAGACGGCTGGTGGCACTGCCGCCGCTGATGCCATCAAGTTTGCCGGTACCGCCCAGTGGGATGAGCGTATGCACGGCGTTGACCGCTTCGTGGCTCCGGCACACGGTGGGCCGAACATTGAAGCCCTCATCATGGACTTAACGCTACCCAGCGATGACATCCCATCTGCCGCCTTCAACTTCCATACAGCCATTGGTAGCGACGACAACAGCGTGTACAACGCTGAACCTTGCTTTGCGAAGACGGGTGATTTGTTCTTTGACCTTGACAAAAGCCCCGGCAGTTTCTTCTTGGAAGATGCAAGCGCAGTTGAGCGTAACCTCATCACGGATTACAAGACCAGCACCAGTACGGAGTTGGACCGCTATACATATGACGACTACTGGCTGGGAACCACGAATGGATTCAAGATGAATCAACGCTCACCTGCTCGCAACTTCTCGGTGGAGCATGTCGTGTGGAAGCGTATGGACGGCGGTAACCTCTCTTTGCCTGCGGTCAACGCTCGTGGTCTTGGAGCCGTGCCTTTCGTGACACGGGTTGACAGTGGTACGGCGTACACCACGGGTGAGAAGTTGTACGGTATCAACCGCTTCTCGTTTGAAACCACGAACAGTGCGATGTTCCCCATCATCCAAGCACAAGAGTTGGCTCACCCGCAAATCGCCGCCAGTCATCCCGATGAGTTGCGAAATGTGCTGGCCATCCCCAACGAAGAAGTACAGTTTGAGGAAATGCAAGTGGAGGACGATACGGGCCAAGTCCACATTATTGAGGGTGGCTCGCCCTTCGGTACCATTGTTCGCACCTTCAACCCCATCTCCGACCGCAGTGCCGAAGGACTTGCGCCTGCTACGGCTGGGAGTGGCGTGGAGCCGAACCTCAAGGTTCGCCTGCCCAACCCCGATAGCATCCCCGGCAATTTGCTGGTGCGTGCTGGGTTTGACCGCTTGCAAGCCTATCAAAACGAAACGATGGGCACGGGCGGTATGATGCGACCGCTATCCAGCGACAGCACAAAACATTTGTTCACTGATGAAACGAAAGGCCCCCGTCGTGGTGGTACCTTTAGCGACCACAACTGGGAGCACATCAGCCAGTCCAACTTCCCCGACCCCACCTATTCGGGTTGGGAAACGGCTACCGGCAACGCCCCGCTGGAAACCTCATACGAGTTGCACGACCGCACCCTGTTCTTCCACATCACGAAGAACGGGAACACGCACAGTCACCGCTACCCTACCTACTACACGCACGCTAACGGCATCACCAACAATGAATTGACGGGCGTTTCGTTTAGCGGTGGTACGCTGACGGTGGATGCTACTGTTGACCAGTCTTTGTTCACCGAATCCATCCAAGACGGTCGCAGGTTCCTACGCTTGTACGACCCGGCTACCGACCGTGGAGGTGTTGCTTCGTGTACGGGCATCAGTGGTGCCACCTTCACGGGATGTGTGGGTGATGCTGACTTTGACGAGTTGGTGAAGTCATCCATCACCTCACTCAAGGTCGTACCGTCTTACTACATCCCTGCTGGTAGCACCCGCTTTTTCGCCGCTCGTCGCTTGCGTGACCACGCTGAAGTGAGCGGTAACAGCCCCGATATGCTCCACACCTTGTACGCAACGAACTTCGTTGATGCTACTACGCTTTGTCACACCGTGTACGCTCAACCAAAGATGAGTCCTCTTGCCCTACCACGCATGGGTCATCACTTTGTCAATCCCACGATGGCGATGTTACCGGGTCACTTAGCCCATCCAGCATATCAAGGCGTGTACGATAAACACCGAGCAACCCGCTCAGCCACCGTCAAGGCTCACGAAATTTCACTCATGGAAGAGCAGGGTCTTGGTGACCTCAAGAGCGACATTTCAACGACGCTCAACGACGAGTTGTACGGTTACGACACCCAGCACACCTTGAGCAGTTTGACGGCCACGCCAAGCGGTCCCAGTGACATTCACGGTGGTGCTTTCACGCTGATGTTTGAATCCAAGATTCGTAGTGACGGCTACGGTGTACTGGCGTCCGAAGGGCAGGCTGGCGTCGTCAACGCCGCTGGTGGGCATTCTATTGTGTTGGAAGCCGCCGCATCTTACACCCTGCGCCACCACTTCCCCGACCCATCCGAAGTCGGTGCTTACCAAATCGTCATTCAGCCTAACATCCACAAGTCGCAGTTCATCGGCTTCCATCAAAACGCATTGGCTGGTTTCCCCGATGGTACGGCTGAGGAACTGACCAGCCAGCAGGTCGCACTTGTCGTGGGTCTGCGTGAAGCCGATAGCGATACGGGTGCCGTTGCTCTTGTACTGGCTGAGGCTACGATGGCCGATGTGCGTGGTTGTGAGGTCTTCATCAATGAACTCATTATTGACCATGACCCCGACCACGGTAGCCAGTTTACAAACATCCCACCGCTCATGTTGTACAACGCATTGGGAGTGCAGGGCACGGAGAGTCCAGCATTTGTCAAGCGGTCACTGCCTTACCAACCACAAATGTTCGCTCGTGCTACGCCCGGTATGACTACCAACATTCCATGGTGGAGCATCGTGCACAAGGACGGACCCGACCATGCCGATGCTACTGGCTTCCGTCACCTTAACCATCACCGCCTTGACAATTACTACGAGTTCTTGCGAGCCAGTGCTGGTAGCATCGCCTGTCAAATCACACTTGCGGGCTATCCAAGCCTGTACCCCGACCTGTACCACGAAGTGCTTGAGAACATCAGCCTCAATCCAGTGTGTACCGTAGTGAGTGTGGCCTCAACCACCATCACGGTTGACGATGCTCGTGGCTTCCCACAGGTGCCCTACTACGGTAACAAGTTGGAGTACACCGATGCAAACGGTGTACGACGCACGCACACCTACACTGAGCGTAGCGGGTACGATGCTACGAACATGAATGAACCAAAGCAGTTTACCATCGTTGCAAACGCTGATTTCACCGGCAATCTAACTGCTGGAACAAAATTGCGCCTCACCCGTGCCTACGATTTCCGTCCTGCTGGTGCTATTTTTACGGATTCCAAGACCAGCATGGTGACCCGCATCTTACCGCAGATGCTACAGGGTAGCCGTGACACGAACAGTTTGCATATGGCTGATGCTTTCCTGTGTCTGTGGCATCCTAACCTCGGTCGTCCTCATACTTACTATTCGGATTCTGCTTCTCGTACTTGGTTGAACCCAACCAGCGACCGTGCAGGTGACAAGAAACCGCTTAACAGCATGCCCGAACACTTTGAAACGGTGCACTACCACGATGCGGCTTACTATGCCAGTCTTGGGCCGTTTGCCTTCCACCGTAAGACACCTCGCCCACCGTATGAGATTGAAGCCTCCCCCGCCGCTTCGGGTGTGGCCGCTACGGTTACTTCCGTCAATACTGTAACAAAAATCATCACTACGACCCCTCGTAATGCAGATTTGTCTGCCGACACCAAAATCATCATTGATGGTATTGCATATACGGTCGCTGGAGATAATTCTGTAACGGGTGAGATTACTGTCAACGAAGATATTACTGCTGAGGTGCGTATTGGTTCAACTGTTTTCATAGACGGTAACGGGTCAATGGAAACAGCAGACTACTTGGACACTGCCTACGGCATTCCTAATGTCATCGCTAATCGCTTTGACCCACAAGGTGGGCAGTGGGATTCGGCTGATGATGCCACCAAGGTCAATCTCAACCATTACTGGCCCTGTGGTAGCCGTGGTGGGCCGCTGGTGAGCCGTCTTGACGGGTATGGGTATGTTTCTGCCGCATGGAATTACCCACGAGAATACACCTTTGACGGGCCGGTATGGGTTGACGATGACGATAATGGGGCATATCAAGTTCAAAACGGTGTCAACAAGACCTCCTACGACGGCATCAGTAGCCCAACACGCACCCGACCGTTTGGTTACCGCATCGGCCTACGCCAGCCCTACAACAAGCCCCAGTGGGCTTTGTACGGCATGCGTGCTTTCCGTGAAGCCGCCGTTGCCAGTAACAAACTTAGCATCGGCTACCCACATGGCCCATTGGTGCAAGACGAAACAGAAACATGGACCTACGCTGGTGGTGACGGGCTAAGCAACGGCACCTACCCCAACACGCAAATCGGTATCATGGAGCGGCAGACCAATTTCAGCGGTATGCTGGGCGTGGACAAGGCTGAGTGGCAGGTGCGTTACAGCGACGGTATGCGTGTCGCACGCCCATTCGGATGCCCTGTTCGTACACTACGCAACAAATCCACTGTTCTGCGTGACTGGTGGGGTGACGCTGAAGGTAAGGACATCGCCAATCTTGATGAGGCCATCAACTACTACCTCGTTGACTGGTGGGGTAACACCCGTGGTGAGGATGTTCGCCGCCATCCTGTGCGTGGCTTCGGTATTCGTCCAGCGTGGGACGCAGGTGACGCATATGAGTACGACCGTACCAACAACAAGTCACCTTACCAGCGGCTCATCAACAGCGGCGATGCGGTGGTCAATGTCAAGGGACTCGTCAACTTGGTGAGTGAAGAGGTAAGCGTGTCGTCGGGGACCATTCCACGCTTCGGCGGTCGCCTCAACGATACCAACAACAACGATGCCACCGAACTGGTGGATGTGTACATGCCCACCAACGCACACCGTGTTGGTGACGACGGGCACGGGCGTGGTCTGCGCTACCCCACCGCTTTCAACGAAGATGTGTTGACGGCCCTTGACGAGCCATACCACGCAACGGGTGTCGTGTTGTCACACCACACCGCTGAGCCAAACATGAACGACGGCTACATCCGTGCCCGCAACGATGTTCTCCAGCCCGACGAGGTGCCCCGTGGTATCAGCGCACGCCTTAACATCGCTGAAGACGGCCTTCTCAAGCCCGAAGCCGTGGTGAGCGACCGTGTTGAAACGGTGAGTGGTGACTCGCCACACAAAGATGCCGTAAGCCGCAGTGCGCCCCGTATCGGTCTTGACACTGAGAACATTGAGGGCGTGGACGACAACCTCATCGCCATCAATACCGAGGCTCACAGTCTGCACACCGACCGTGGTGTAGGCCAGCGTGTCATCGTGCAGGGTGGGCACGAAGGCGGCTCTCAAACGCTGGGCGATTATGACCTCAACGCCATTGACTTCAGCGGCCAGCCGCAAGGTGGTGTCATGCGCCTCTCGCATACTTCCAACTTCAATCCGCTTGGCGGTACTTACCTTGCTGAAACCCGCAACTTCGTAACACCAATTGACGACAGCGGGTGGGGCGGCATTGACGGTAGCAACAAGACCGCCAATCCCTACGAAACAAGCACCTTTAATGCCTCCAGCGACCAAACTAACTTCACCGACAAGCGCATCACCTTCATGTTGCGACCTGTGCGATTGCTGGACAAGCAACACATTGAGATGTTCCGACCTAACAACAACTTGAACGCCGTGTCACCTCAATTCGGGAGCAATTATTTCTCCGCTACGGCTGGTGGAAAATACGGTGCCTATGCTTACGAGATTACAGGTGGTCGTGCTTCCAGCGGCAACTACATCCGGTCCACCAACCCCGATGGAAACCCGCCTTACGCTCCGCTGTATGTGATGGACATCTCATCCAGTGACAGTACGCCAGTGAGCACTGGTCCAAACATCCTTGGCACTGCCGCATCAACCTTTGACTCGTCCAAGTTAGACAACGAAGTTACCCGTGTCATCATCAGTGAGAACACCCTGCAACACTACCGTGCTGACGCATCACGCCGACGCACGCACCAAGAGGGTGAAAGCAAGGAAGAACGCATGGATTACACCGTTCAGCCTCGTTTCTCGCAATCTCTTCATCCCAAAGGACATAAAGGAGATGTAACCTACAATTCAAATGACCACAGTGGTGATGCTTCGTGAACCCGATGAATGACGCATGGATGCTTCTCAAAGAAAGTAAGCGTGACCCACGCCTTGCTCGTGCAGGCGTGAGCGGGTACAACAAGCCCAAGCGCACCCCCAACCACCCCAAGAAGTCGCACATCGTGGTGGCTCGGTCGGGTGGTAAGACCAAGACGATTCGCTTTGGTGAACAGGGTGCAAGCGTGGCTGGCAAACCAAAGGCTGGTGAATCAAAACGCATGAAGAACAAGCGCAAGTCGTTTAAGTCCCGTCACGCTAAAAACATCGCTCGTGGGCCAATGAGTGCCGCATATTGGGCAAACAAAGTCAAGTGGTGAGGTACTTGGTGTTTGAGAAGGCGTGGCGTTTTCTCAAGGCTTCACGCCAAACCGAACTTGGCGAGTTTCATCCCGATTTTCCCAGTTCGTATGGGCCAGTAACAATGGTTAGACAACATCCTACCGAAGACTGGCTTGATGAGTTTATGGATGGCGGCATGTTAGAAGAGTATGGTGGATTTGATGAAAACATGTGGCAACCTTATGAGAGTTTAATCACACAAGGTTTGCGCCCCCACGAAGCGAGTCTTGAAAGTCACATGTGGGAAGAGCATTTGAAAGATGAAGATGGTTACGGAGATGCTCCACCTGTAAAGCACTTTAATTTAGACGGAAAGGGGTCATGGTTTTATCCAAGTGGTATAGGCCCCGACGAACAAACCATTATCCCTGACGAAAGAAGAAAGATAGGCGTAAGAATACCAATTAACAATTTACAAGGTCAATTTAGGAATGAAGGTGGAGGTGGAGAGCCTGCTGAGGCGTGGATTCAACAACACATACCACCAACACGGCTTACACAAATTCCCGATAATTGGGTTGGGGAAACCAAAGATTGGGGAGAGCGTGGAGAATGACCGTCTTTCACAAAGCATGGGCTTTCCTCAAGGCTTCACGGCAAACCGAGTTAGGGGAGTTCCATCCCGACTTCCCAAGTTCTTATGGGCCAGTGAGAGGCGCACGCTACACAAAAGAGCCTCGCAGAAAGCAGATTCAAAGCGAAGGTATGAAGGCTTTACCAACAAAAGGATGGGAGCATTATCACGGTGAAAGTATGCCCGAAAAAGCAGTTTGGGCGTGGATGCTCAATAACAACATTGAACCTACGACGAGCAACATGGAAAGGGTGGTAAGGATGGTACACGATATGGGTGGTGAAATATCGGCTCGTTCACCCACAAATGCGATGGATGTATGGGGAATAAGAGGGAATAGGCTTAACGATGCTTATTTGGATGAATCGTATTCTCCCGATGAGTTCGGAGAAAGGCAGATTTTCAATTCATATGCAATACCGCAAAACATTCCACCCGAAGCACTTGTAAGAATCGGAAGAACAAGTGAGTTTCCGAGATTGAATGAGAGCCTATATCCCGAACAGCAAAAGCGTGACCAAGCGTTCATTGAGTGGAGAGAATCACAATGACCGTCCTTGAGAATCCGTCCGGGCGGTACAACACGGACCCCGCTGAGGTCATGACCCATGTGCGTAAGCCCGTGTTCGTGGACAACGCCATCCATCACGGTCGCATCAGCGTGCAAAAGGCGAACAAGGCCAAAGTCACGGTGGAGAAGAAAAACACTCGTAATTTACAAGTGATGCCCCAGCGAGATTACCGCATTCTTGAGGGCGAATCGTACATCCAGTTGACGCATAACAACACCCCCGGCCATTCCCTTCTTTCCGCTCCTTTCTTTGCTGATGATTTAATTTCCAGCACCAACGCCCCCATGCTCATTTACAACGCTGACTCCCCCGGCCAGCGGTTGTTGCCTCACAACATTGAATCATCATCCTACGGCGTGCTTGTCAACCTACGCAACATGAAGAACAAGACATTGGACGGTATTGGCTTCACTGGTCGTAGTGTCAAACTCGGCCAGCCTGTTGATGTAGGCTTGCGTACCACCGACTTGGCTGTGCGCCTTGGTGAATCCATCAACAGCGGGGCCACCAGCGTAAACATTTCACGACCAAAGAATGTCACCGCATCTTCAGCACGCAAGCACAGCACACGCTTTGTTGGTCAAGACTTCAACAACATGAACCTCATGACAGCCCTGCGTTTCCTCGGTCGTCACGACAGTCGCATGCTCTTGCTTGACCGCTTCGGTAACCTGTTGTATGTCCCAATCACCTTCAGCGAAGCGTCGTATTTCGTTGATAAGAACCTACGATTCGGGGGTAAAACCGATAATCCAATTGAAAACATCTCCAATCGTGTCACCGTGCAAGGCCAGCCGTTGGCTCTCAACGACTTGGTAATTGTCACCGTTGATGATGTGGAAGGGCAAGTGGAAGAGGTGCGGGAGGACAGTGCGCCAGTTGTGGACAACACAGTGCGTACCTCCAACGCCGCTCGTCGTGTAGCACGACAGGTGCTCAAATCACGCTCGCTCATGAAAGGGTCCATCAGCAGTGCAGGTCACCTTAACCTGCTCACTTTGAGGCCCGGTATGACTGTCAAATATGACGGAACCAACAAGGTGGTCACCGAGGTCAAGCACATGCCCATGAAGAACATGAGCGACCTCACCATGCTCAACCTTGACACGGGTATTGAGGGCATCTTGCAGGGCGTGACTGAAGGTAGCACCGTGGGTGCGAATGACACGAACCCGGCCACCTATGTGCAAGTGGTTGAGCAGAACTTGGCTTTGTTCGGTAAGGTGGAACTACGCATCGTTTCGGTCGTTAAAGAGCGTGGGGTGTTTAATACGGCCTATCTTATCGGTGGGGTGAAGGGAACGCACAACCGGGGTAAGATTGGCAAGAACGGCCTGCCAATCGGTGTGAACAAGACAAGTGAAAGGAGGAACATCTATGCCGATTAGTGATTACATGCGGCGTCTTTTGCTTGACACGCTGGCAACCAACATCAACGAGGTCATCTTGGGCTTTGACGGCACACCGGCCACCACGGACGACGGTTCAGCAGGACGCCCTGCCATCACGCTTGTACCAACCGTAACGGTTGTTGATGACACCTCCCTGCTCGTTGAGGCGAAGTTGCCCTACGACACTACCTTTGCCGACCAAATCAAAGAAGTGTACATTCAATTTCGTGACACGGATGACTTCACTCCGGTGGGTCGCTACACGATTTCTCCAATTACAAAATCAAACGCAAATGAATTGAAGATTCAAATCGCAATTGAGGTGGCATAATGACAGGCAATCCACTATCCGGGCACACAGCGGCGAACCAAGCATCCATGACGGGTAGCGGGGTCTTTACAGACAGTTTGGAGGACGGCGAGCACATCACCAGTCCTTCGTTGACCAACATGCTTGAGGGCGTGCACGGCAACGGTATCTTGCTTGAAGAGGACACTGCCACGGGTGCAAGCAACCGTCACACACCCGAAGACTTACCGGGCGTTTGTGAGCAAGTGGATAACTCCTATAAAGTGCGAATTACGGGCGGAAGTGCCATTCTTGACGGCGTGTTGTACGAGTTCGCTGGCGGTCCCGGCTCAACGCAAGATGTGGAGTTTACTACAACCAGTGACCACAAGCGTGCCACTTACAGTGCGCTTGCCAGTGGAGAAGAAGCCCTCATTGTCGTGTATGTGTCCACCAACACCGCTGAAGAGTGCATCACATGGGAGATGGGTACGCCGGTTACGACCGCATCCAATACCTATCCCACTACTCCATCTGCTTTCCTCAGCAATCCAATGTCCAGCGGGCTTGATGTGACGCAAAGCGTGGTGCTTGCGGTCATTCGTGTCGTATATTCGGCTACGGGTGGTGACCTCAACATTAGCATCACTGAGAGCAACGACAAGCGTGTATTTGTGCGTCCCACCCCCCTGTATCTCACCCCTGTCACCACGGGCGTTGTGGGCAACAAGACGGCAGTGGATTCGCACACCGCTCTTGATGCCGTCAACGGTGATACAGGTAACTTCGCTGACAGTCGTATGGGTGCACTGTGGCAATCGTACAACAGCGACGGCGATGCCATATTGTATTACTCAGCAAACGATTCCAGCGACGACAGGCATACCCATGTCCTTGGCCCAGCGGGGTATGTATCAGCCTCACCCAGTGCGACCACCACCTTTACCTTCAACGAGGGACAGGTGTTTGTACTCAACCCCTCCACAGCCATCCAGTTCAACCCAAGCGGTACCTTCCCGCCCGGTCACAAAGTGTTCGTTACCAACGAAGCGGCTCACGGTGCGAACTCAATCACCTTTGACAACGCTGGTATCGGTATTGTCTTGCAAGGAAAAGAGTCGGGCCTGTTCGTGTACACAGGTAGTGCGTGGAAGAATGTCATGCTCGCCAGCGGAGCCATCTCACCTAACGGTCACGGGGCCAACGGCCTCATTCAACTCTCCGATGGTGCAGGAGGATTCACCAGTGATTCAAATTTGGAGTGGACCGCCAGCCCCGCTGAACTCACCGTGACGGGCAAACTCACCGTTACTGGCCTCATTGACCCTCCCGGCCTTGTACTTGATGAGAAAGCCAGCGTAGCGGCTACAGGTCACACCACAGTGGCGGGTAAGGGGTTGTTGTGGGTCAAGGACGATGCCCCCAACCGCCTGTACTTCACTGACGACGATGATACAGATAGGAAGGTCATTTTCGCCACCGACAGTGTGACTGAACTCAGTGATGTAACGGCGGCAGGTAGTGGCTCCATCATCACCTCAGCCGAGCGTACCAAACTTGCTGGTATTGAAACGGGTGCCACCGCCGACCAAACTGATGCCGAGATTCGTGCCGCAGTGGAAGCCGCTACCGACTCCAATGTGTTCACTGACGCTGACCACACCAAGTTGGACGGGATTGAAGCGGGCGCAGATGTGACGGATGCGACTAATGTTCAAGCCGCTGGTGCGCTCATGGACTCCGAGGTGACCAACCTTGCCGATGTGAAGGCATTTGACCCTGCTGACTACGCTACGGCGGCTCAAGGTGCATTGGCCGATAGCGCACTACAAGCGGAAACCGACCCTGTTGTCGGTGCTGTTAGCGGCATCGTCAAAGCAGACGGTGCAGGAAACATTAGTGCCGCCAGTGCCGGAACAGATTATCTTACACCCACTGGCGATGGCTCCGGCTTGTCGGGTGTTGTAACCACAGAAACCGACCCCGTGTTCAGCGCACACCCCGCCGCAGGCGTGACTAACCCCGGCGGTGGAGATATTTCATTAGGCGAAACCGCATTTACTTGGGGCGACCACGGTGCGGCAGGGTATCTTACGACAGAAACCGACCCTGTTGTCGGTGCTGTTAGCGGCATCGTCAAAGCAGACGGTGCAGGAAACATTAGTGCCGCCGTTGCTGACACGGACTATGTGTTCACCAAATACACCGACGCTGAAGCAATCACCGCCGTTGAAGGTGAGGCTGACCTTGACTTGACAGGTGATGTGACAGTGGCAAGTGCGAAGACATTCCTCGCTCGTCGCCTCCCTGTGGTCAACCTTACGGGTACACCTACCATCACTGAGGCAAACCACGCAGGTAGGTATCTGTACGGTACTGTCAACGCTACGCTACCTACCCCAGCGGCGGGGGTCCACTACACTTTCTTGAATAGCGGTACGGGTACGATTACCATTAGTGCTGGTTCGGGGCACAACATCAACGACGCTTTGTCAAGTGTGGACATTGAAGCCTACAACGGTGCTACATTCATTGGAATAAGTACCACTCAGTGGGTTGCGTTGGGTGTTTGATATGTACAATGCAGTGGCTGGTGCTTGCGCTGAGCAGAAGGCGAATGCCTCATCGCCTGCCTACACCTTGGAGAACATCGTCTTCCAAGAAACGGGCGACTACAATGGGGTAAACACAGTTGAATTGGCAATCGGTACTGGGAAGTTGGTGATTGTTGACCTTGTAGGGGACACCATTGAAGCCTTTGACTTTGATGATGCGACTATGCCAGCCGTTAATGGAAGTCCCAACGAAAGTGACAATCCCGGTTTCAGTGCCCCTCGTGGGTTCACCTTTGGTGACAGTGGCAACTACTACTTCGTGGCTGGAACCAGTAGCCCGTGGGTTAAGCGACATGCACTTAGCACTGCATACGATGTAAGCACCGCTGGCACGACACAAAACATTAACACATCTTTGCATAATGCTGGTGTGCAGGGTATCGCATTCAACGACACTGGAACAAAACTCTTCATCGCAGACCAAGGATTTGTTAAAACCGTTACTCTTACAACTGCTTGGGATTTGAGCGCAGGTTCAACCTCAACGCACACAATCAGCACCACAAATGACAGTGACGGCGACTCAATCAACAACCTCTCCTGTATTCGCTTCAACGCTGACGGAACGAAGATGTTTCTTTCTTACCGAACCGCATTCGGTGACGAAGCAGATACACAGCATCACGGTAAGATTGCTGAGTTTGACCTAAGCACGGCATACACGGTGTCAACCAAAACATATGTTCGTCACTTAGATGTTCACCCTAACCTCGGTTATTACGACACATCGCCTGTGCCAAGGCCAACCTTCATCGGCGGGTTTGATTGGAACTCCGATGGAACTCAACTGTTTATGTCGGCGGTCCATCAAGACGCCGCTGACAGTGTTGGCCCGAAGGTGCTTCGTTACTCCCTGTGATTACTCTTCTTCATCCATTGACGGGTGAAGATAAATGTTCTTCAAACGATAAGGTTTGAGTTTCTTGATGGATGGGTCCAACCAAAAGAAGCCGCATTGTCGGCAGTGCAATAAATACACACGCTCACTGTCGTAGTCAATGAAACGACCTGTAAGGCGGCGGGGGATTTCGTGCGCCCCGCACACCCTACACTTTTGCCTCAATCGGTCTAACAGTCGCCCCATCCCAACACGCCTCGCAAAAATCACCGTCAATTAAAATCCGGCACGGTTCCTCACACAGTGTACAAATGGACATAACAATCACTGTACCGGGCGACGAGCAACAATGTCGTCAATGCGGAGGATGGCGTTGGTGACCTCTCCTGCGCTCAGCACGGCTTGACGAACCAAAGCCACGGGTTCAATCACACCATCGGCCAGCAAGTCCCTCACGCCGCCCTCAGTCACATCGGGGCCAGCAGACACCCTACCCTGTAGGATTTCGTGTCGCATGGCAAGAATCGTGTCCAGCGGGTCATGACCGGCGTTCTCAGCGATGGTAGCAGGAATGACCTCCAAGGCATCAGCAAACGACTCAATTGCCATCTGTGCCCGTCCACCCACCGAGGCGGCATGCTGGCGCAGGTGCGTGGCCATACGCACATAGGCGTTGCCTCCACCCACGACAAAGCGACCGCTTTGCATGACCAGCGACACGACACCCAAGGCATCATCAAACCCACGCTCAACCTCTTCCAGCGTGTGCGTGGTGGCACCGTGAAGCACCAGCGTTGCTTCTTCGCTTTCTTCAGCGGATTCAGCAAACAAATACCACACATCGTTGTACCGTTGGCGGGTAATTGAGCATTGAGCGGGTGCATCAACATCTTCGGGCGTTTGAGCAATCTCAAGGCCCGTCATGCGGCTGAGAGCACGCATGGATGATTCGGGCATGCGGCGCACGACCATGATGCCGTGCTTCTTGAGGTACGAGCACACCATGTCGCTCACACCATCACGCACGAACACAACACCGCCGTCACCCATGGCTTCCACGATATGCTTAGCACTGGTGATGAGGTCGGCTTTGCTTGCACCCTTGAACGACTGGTACGACACTGCATCAAGTTGTACTTGCACATTCTCTTCAGCCTTCTCGGTTTCAAGCCCTGTGTTGACAAGCAACATTGG